TGCAGGCCGTTATACCAGTACCGGTAGTTTTAACATATTTGCAGGCACGTGTGCTGGCTATAACAACACCACTGGTGCAAGAAATATCTTTCTTGGATGTAACGCAGGATGCTCTGTTTGCTACAAATGTGTTTGAAGGCGTTCCGGCCATGATTTCTCCTAGATGGTAAAAGAGGCGGGACTAGCCCGCCATCTTAATTAGTTATTTGTATAACCAGAACCGTAAGGAGCGATTGTGCCATCTGGGTTGCGTTGTGTATAAGTTACTGAGAATACACCAGCCACACCAGTTACACCCGATACTGAAACAGTTGCATCTGCTGTACCAACGTTTGCCATTACTGAAGCTGCGCCAGTGGTGGCAGCATATGTTGCAGCATTTATGCCAACGCCCAATGAGATAGTGCCAACGGTGGTGCCGTTTACAGTGATTGAGGGAGCTGCTGTGTTACCAAGGGTAATATAATCTTGGAAACCAGAAATGATTGAGCCAGCTGGCAGTACTACAGTAGCTGCCGATGTACCTACAATAGCGGCCTGTTGCGTTAATACGGTTGCGCCAGTGTTGTCGGCTGAAATAACGCCGTTATTGCTGGTGGTTTGACGTGTGTTGACCCGAATTGGGCCTGTAAAAGTACTAGACATTATGTTTTCCTAATCTTAGAGGGTATCCCAAACAGTCGCTAAGTCGTCTACCGGGAAGGGTCGGCAGTCTAGATGGGATTATTCTTCCTATACCTACTAATGCAAAAAAGCGGATTAATCCGCCCCTATAAAACAAAAAACCCCAGGTTTTTAGCCTGGGGTTCCAAATACCCTTATGGGGTGGTTTGTTTAGACGCCTGGTGTACCATAAATGTTACGGGCATCGTGCCAGCCTGTTGCATAGCGCTCAGTTGCCTTATAGCGCATGCTGTCTGTCTCGAAATCGCCTTCCATGGATTTCTCCATTGGACGACGCATAACGAGCATCAAGCCGTTTTCTGCATCAGTCTGTACCCACCAAGCCTTAGATGAGCTCAAACGAGTAACAACGTGTGTGCCTTTTGGCAACATACCTGTTGACTTGATTGGGTTCAAATCGTTGTCAGCTGTACCAGAACGGAGAACCGACTTCAGAATTACTTCTGCTTGGAACTCGAGTGCTGGTGGAACAACTAACTGCTCGGCCTTGAGACGAATACGCTTACCATTGTTGTCAATGGCGCTGCGGATCTGAATCAAGATTTGCTCAACGGAAGTTTGGCTCAACGAAGCTGCTGTCGATAAACGGTTTGAGTATGTCAAGCCGTTAGCTACAGGGTGTGCTGTGTTAACCAAAGTTACGCCGTCGCCGCCTACATAACCAGCTGTGAACGCAAAGTTCAACAAGTTGGCGCAGAGGGTTTCCTTGGTTTCAATCATAGACTGAGCCAAGTGCTTAGCGAAGGTGCTGCCGATACGGATGTGATCGCCATCTTCCATCAAAACTTTGGTCAAGGCATATGCCAAGCCATAGATCTGATAAATGAAGCGGGTGATGTACAATGTACCACCCTGATCGTAGCTAACTGGAGTGCCGTCAGGCATTGCAGGAGCTGCATTCATACCATAAAGCATTACTTCTTCGTGGTAGTTACGTGGAATACCTTGGCATTGTTCTACAAAGCCTTTCCACTCATCGGCGCGTTGTTCATAAACGCCATCAAAGACTTCGTTGATAATCGGTTCGACTACCGCACGAAAGTCGGTACTACGCATTGGGGTTGCCATGTTTTAGTCCTTTCTTTCGTTAATTATGCCGAGACCGATGGGGCTACGAGCTGGCTGTTTGCGATCTGAACTTGAACGATGGTGTTTGTATCACCCCATGCATTAAGTTCGCCTGTTGGGTAAGCAACTTCACGACCCAAACCAACGCATTTAACTTGACCCTGACCTGTACCAGCGGTAACGGCAGTGTTAGCTAAAGCTGTGGTTGAGAAACCAGCGCCGCCGTTACCGATAGCAAAGCCATCAGCAGTGGTGTAGCCAGTTGCAGTTGAGAAGTCAAAGCCTTTACCAATTGCTGTGTTAGCAATAGTACCAACTGCTTGAATCTCATAAACCAGTTGTGGATCTGTGAAGAGCCAGAAAATGATTTCTGTAGATGCGTCAAGAGTTGCTTTGGAAGCCCATTTGGATACTGAACGACGACCTTGTGAGTCAGTAAATTCAACACCGTCAAAAGAGCCAATGAGGCGAGTTGTGGCTGCGCCAGCTAAGGTCAGAGCGCCCGCACTAGTCACTGCTACAGGTGTAAACTGGTAAAATGCTTGACCAGCTGACAATGTGTAGTTAGCGGAATAGTTTGGAGTTCCAGTGACGTAGGAGTTCGTACCTGCAAAAGGTGTCGAACGATCCAAACCACTTGGGTGGAACGCTGGCTTCAGACCAAAGGGTTTTAATGTCGTAGACATATTTGTATTTCCTTTGTTATATTTGAAGTTTATTAATCAAAACGAATGTTAGCATTCGCCTTGGCTTGTTCTTTTTCCATCTCCAAAATACCGCCTTCCAAGATTGAACGACCGCCTTTACCTTCTTGAGCTGAGCTCCGAACGTTAGCGGTAATATTTTGTTGATGAGCTAGCGGATCCTCTAGGTGCATCATACGCATCACTTCTTGGTAGATTTCTTCTGGTAACTTAAAAAGAACCATTTCGTTACAACTAATACAGCCTTCAAACTTGCCCGAGCTCATCTTGCCTAGTCCTTCAAAGCCTTTTCCTAAATCCGAGGCTTTAACTGGCTCATATCCCAATGCTACGCGTTTGTCGATACTGTCGTAATTATTTGTGGTGGATAACCAGCACAAGTGCATACCCGGAATAATTCCCTCCGGTAGGTCAGGCAACGCGCTATTTTGCCATTTATCCCTGAACGCTTCTGCACGTTCGCGCTTAGTTTTATTTGCAGGATCTTCTGCTGCGATCCGCTCTTTTGTTTCTTGTACTCGATCCGCTAAGCGATCTTCGATGTCACGTTTTACTCTTGGATTTGCCATGATAATTAACCTTTATTGTCGCGATCGTATTGTGCATATGCACGGATCATTTTATTTCGTTTAGTTACATCGTCCCATGCGCCAGCGTCTTTAATTGCACTTACGCGTTCTCTTGAAAGCGTAATGGTCCCTGGCTTGGAACTTGCTGTGTTTGCTACTCGGCTAGAGGCTGTTGGGCCTGCTGTGCGTCGTTGGTTATTCCCACCTTTGGCGGTATAACGGTGTGGCAAACGAGCAGATAAACGATTATCTAATTCATCCCAATACTCAGGATCAGCTGGATCCCAACCATCAGCGACGAGCTCTTGGTCAACTACTTTGGCAATTCTACTATCGGTATCTCGAGCTTGTGGATCAAACCAAGAATTCTTCCGTAACCAACCTGTTGCATTTTGCTGTACTTCCGTACTGACTGGGTTTGGAACATTTTGCCTTGGTGACTTCGCAGCTTCGAGCTGTTGTTTCTTGTAATGCTGTGCTTCATTAAGACGTTGTTTAGCGTCTGTTAATTGATCTAAGTATTCCATTTGAGCTGCAACATCTCCAGCCTGCGCTGCCTGTACCATCTTCATTTTGGCGTACTCAACACGGGTGGCTTCATCTTCCACGGCCTTGTCGATCTGCGCAAACTGGTAAGATGCTGCTGTATTCTCTACAGCGGCCAAGCGTTTGGCTAAATCTTCGTTGCGGCGCTCAAGTGCAGTAATCTTGTGCTTGGCAGAAACTTCACGTTGCTTTTGAAGTGCTTTCTTTAGCTGCCGTTCTTCTCTGCGCGCCTCGCGAATCTTCTCGCGATCTTCTTCTGATTCGTCGTCATTATCTTGGTCATCAGAAGGCTGATCTTCGTCTTGCTGATCGTCTTCACCGTCGTCTGACGCTTGTACTTTGACTTCTACTTCATCATCTTCGATTTGTTCAGGGAGTTCGACGCGGGCAAGTATTGACCCGTCTTCCCGTTCCTTGATAGGAACATCTTTTTCATTATCTGCCATTCTCTACTTTCTACAAAGTTAATCTACGAACGCTTTCATTTTTTGCGCTGCCTCAAATGACTTGATCCTAGAGATCACTTCACGCGCCTGTAGTGTAATAAATACCACTGGGGCGCCGTTATCGTCTGGCTGCACTACAAACCGATCGCCGCCGTACTTAATCGTACGAACTAAGTCACCAACTTTGCACCAAGGGCCTTCAGGCCATTGTGATAGGTCATCTGGGCTTTTGTATGCCAGGGGACCGATGCTGATTACTTTAGCTACCGTTTCATTAAAGCGTAATGTTTGTCTGGTTTCCTCTACAAGAAGGATACCGCCTTTACTTGTGACCTTTTCGCGGCGCAATTGCACCAATACTCGGTCTCCAAGAATTTCAACCCCCGGATCTATTTCTGGAAAGCATTCCTGCTCGCTACGTAAATCTGGTTCGTCTTGCTGTTTAAAATCAATCACCGTACGGTAATCCTTTCTATGCTTCTTCGTCGTCTTCTGTCAAAATTTCATTAATCATGTCTAAAACAATTGTGAATCCCTCATATCGCCCAACAAGGCGCTGGTAGTCTTCAAATGTATTTACATTCATGCCCGCGGTGACAGTGTCCGCTAGGTTACTACGCTCAGTCTTTACACGACCGATAATTTCGCTGATAAAGTCCTTCATAATCTTACTAATGCAAAAAGGCGGATGATTCCGCCCCAAACATCAATAAAAATTACCGCCGCCGATATCATTGAGGTTCTTATCTGGACCTACTTTGCTTGAGCGGACGTTCTTTTTGTTTGCTGGTGCATTGTTTGCACGCTTGGAACCAGATGGGCCTGTGTCAAGTGTTTTGTCGTCAGGGCCGCCGCCGCTGGATAACTTACCAGTTTCCTGGTATGTCTGTCTAAAACCTTGTAGGTTCTTATCGTTTGCCATTTAGATTACTCCTGTTGGGGGTGTTGTTGGTGGTACTGCTTGTTGCGCCATTTGCTGCTCATATTGCTGGTTTGCTAATAGCGCTTGCTTTTCCAGCTCAAGTTGATGGTTTTGTTGCGCTGCCTGCGCTTGAAACGCCTGCTGTTCCATCGTAATTCCATGTTGGCGAATGTCTTGTTCCGCCGCCTTAGTAGCCTCAATTGCCGATAAATTCTGCTCATGTACGAGCTGGGCTTGTTGCACATTTAACTGCGCGCCAGCTTGGATCATGGCAACACGCTCTTTGGCGGCATTGTTAATGTTGGCCAGTGCGATGTCTTTAGCGTTCTGTTGCTGATCAATGTCAGACTGCGTTTGATACTTAGCAACCAGTTCTTGCACGTCGCGTTGCAAGTCAGCAATACGCAGTTCGTAGTCTTGCTGGGAACGTTGCAGTTCAGCTGCCATCTTAGCTTGTGACTCTTTGGCTTTACGTTCTGTTTCAGCCATCTGAGTTTTAAGGATAACCTGCGCCGTAGGATCTGCCAATGCTGCGGACTCTTGACGTTGCTGGTTTGCCTGTTGTACTTTTTGTGCCAGTTGCTGGATCTCTTGAACAAACGGCTGCAACTCTTGCTGCGAGTCTTGCGCAACGAGGCTGGATGCTAGAGCCAATGCTTGCTGGGCTTCTTGATCTAGTGGCTTCTCTTGATGCAGTTCCAAGGTATCGCGTCCACCAGCTGCCTGTGCTACATACCCGCGCATGGACTGCAGATAGTGTAGTGTCAAGTGCTGCTTGATGTGCTCTAACGCATGGGGAGCAAACACCGGACCAATCACTGGGTTGCCGCCGTATGCTGGGTTCTTAGCGTACTCGAGGTGAATCTTTAAATGCGCGATGTGGTCTTGGTCTGGGTACGCAGCAGCAGGACGACCCATGGTCATCGATACGTTCTCAAGCGCTGGATTAGACTCTTTAGCACCCATTGGGTTTGGCAGAATCTCATCTACGTTTGGCACTTTAAGCTGTGTCAATACTCTACGGTACACGCCGCGGATGTCAAACATTCCAGGGGGTGCCGATGTGGCCATCTGTAACAGAGCTTGGTTTTGTGCAACCCGCTGTGTCTCAGAAAAAATGTTAGGATCGGATACTGGGCAGACATCATTGTTGTATGCAAAGTCGCGTACCTTGATTTCTTGGCCGGACTGGTTGTCCATCTCTTCCAAGTACCAATGATTGAGGCGCGAAATAATCTTAAGCGACTTAGCTTGGCTACGATGCAGGCGTGCATGAATGGCAGAGAACACCTTAGCACCTTGCTCGATCAGAGCTTGGGCTGTGCCCACTGGCATGTTGTTGTTTGCTTCGCCAATCTTTTCTTCAGCTGTGCTAACCACACCCTTAGCCGCATTAGTAAGCCAACCCATCAGCTCCAACAACACGCCAGACGGCGGATTGAACGGCATGGGCATTGCAATCTTACGTACGTCGTCTACGCCGGGCGCGCCTTCGATCTCAATTACTTGGGTCGGTTCGATCCGGTCACTCTGACCACCAATGCGTCCGCCTTTGAGCTTAAGCATTGTCTGAGAGTTGTTAATATGCGCGGCGTCAAGTAACGCACGAAGAGAACCAGTAAGAGCAGCTGATAGACCGCCGATAAGATGGGGGAGACCAATAGCGTATGCACCGCGCCAAGGAATGAATTTAAATTCAACATACCACTCCAGTTTTTCCATTTTGTCATCATTGGCTTCCCAGTTACGGTACAGCGCTAATACTTTGCCTGACGACTCATCAATGGTTAAAATATATGGCGCTCTCGCACCTTCAGAAATATCATCCTCATCCATGCGCATGTAGCATGTGATCTCATACACACGGCGCAAACCGTCGATGTTTTTACCAGACGACTCGCGGCCTTCAATCTTGTTGTTGGCTTTTTCTGACCGAGTCATGTCATCGATCGGAGCATCGGACGTAATGTTGTCTTCGATGTCGCGGTAGATACCCTGCTCGATGCGTTGCTGGTAAATGTCTTCCGTTATGTCTTGCACTTCTGTAATGCGCGCAGAGGTGTAGAAGTTGGTTGTCGCGTAAGGGAGTAGAATACTGTCAATCGGGATCCACTCACAGATCGGACGCTTTTGTTCTTGATCAAAACGCCATTTGAGGTACTGTGATCCACCAAGGGGTAGCTGAGTGAGCAGTTGCTCCATCTCATCACGATACTCTTGGACCTGCTCGGTAAGCTGCCAGTTAAGGAAACTAACCTTACGGTCTGCGGTTTCTTGTTTAACGCGGTCTACTTCACCGCGGATGTTGGACTTAACCAAACCATCGGGTGGTAGTAATTCTTTTGCAGACGACGATGCAAAGTCAACGCACGCTTCAGCCATAATAGGGTGGACGACTTTAGAAGCCCCATCGAATGTCGCGCCTCCAGGTGCGTCCTTACCTAAGCCAGTCCTACGAAGACCTTCTTCGTATTGCTTGTCTCGTTCTTTACGGGCTTCTTTATCTTCATCAATCAGATCAAGGTAGTCGCTTGCCAACGTATCTAAAAACCCTTCGTCGAGTACTTCGGCTAGGTTTTCATAAAACTCGGGATCCTTGAGCGGGCCCTTTTTGTCTTGGAAGTTAATGACAACGGAACCATCGTCAAGCTCGATTACTTCTTGCTCGACTTCAGAGGGGTCTAAACCCAAAACTTCCTCGTAATGATCCATTTCGGCTTCTTGCTCAGCCGCTAACTTAACGTCTTCTTCCCGATCTAAGCTAGGTAGATTACTGCCGGTCTGCATTGGTAGTTGGGGTTGTGCCATATGTCTCTAAATTTGGTGGATGTATTTGTCCTATACCTACTAATGCAAAAAGAAAAGCCTTTCCGCCCTATTGGGCATAGGGATTTGAATATCTTTTTGCCACATCTTCGTCTGCGTAGTCGTAATCGCGGGCTGGCAGGGGGTCAAGTCGTACCCACCCCGAATCCCGCAGTACGCGCAATGCCTGGGACAGGGAGTCAACATAGTCATCGTGCCCGCCTGCTTCTGGAAACGAACATACCTGCCGGATGAACCGTTTGGCCCAGTCTGCAAAGTCGCCTTTGAGCTTCATGTCTTCCGGTATGTACACTTTACCCTTAGCTACTAGGGGTGCCACAATGTTAACCCGCTGCACCTTATCTGCGCGTCCAGGGTTGTATCCACGGACCGGTACGCCAGCGCCTTGGAGTTCTAGGATCAGCGAGATACCAGCGGATTTGTCTTCCATGAGTATCAGGTCGGCTTTACGGCCCTTTCCAAACTCGTTATCTGCGCCGTAGACTACTTCCTTAAAGTCTTCGATGACCTTACGACGCAGCTCGGGGTAGGACATGTGCGCGTCCCATGCATCTAGCAGTATGACCGATGTGCCCGCGTCCAGCTGTTCAAACACACCCCATACCGTACACGCCGTTGGGTCGTTGGTTGTCTTTTCGCTGGTGGCCGGATCATAAGATGCAATCACATACTCCAGGTCTGGGGTTGCGCGGTTGGCTGGCCACATTCTAAACTGCTTGCGTTTTATAATACCAGCGGCTTCTGGATCCAAGATCTCGCCGTAGATCTCTTGTCTGCCAAGGTCGGTGCCGTCGTAGGTCTCAAGCTGTTTGAAAAACGTTTCAGACAGGTTGGAACGGTTGTCATACGATGAGGCGTTTGCTACATAAACGTCCCCGCCTACCTTTCCCTCGTTGAGATCAACGATGAGCTCTTTGGGTTTGGGGGTGGTGGTAATAATCTGCTGCACTCGAGGGATTCGCGGGTCCTTAAGACGGAGGGTAAACTGTACGCCGTCGTAGGCATCATCGATGTAATCGAACGCACACAGCTCGTCGAACCAAGCGCCATGGTACTGCTTACCACGGTACCGTTCTGGTTCGGATGCTGGAATACCTTGGATGATGGATCCGTTGGTAAGGGTAATCTCAAAGAGGGACTTGTTGTAATCTCGGATAAGTGACGAGGGGATGATATTAAGAAGTCCGGAGTCTCCTTCAAAACAAGTTGCCCGTATATCATTTGAGGTAGGGGCTGTGACCAACCAACGAGTGTTGTCGTACATCCAAGCACGAATGCCAATCCAATGACTAGCCGTGTGCGTCTTGCCCGATCCTCGACCAGCCAACATAAGAAACGTATCATACTGCCCATCCTCTGGTTCTCTTTGGTGCGGAAGCGCCTGCAAGTGCCATTTGACCTGCCAAATAGCCGCCTCAAGCTGTTGTTTGGGCCAGTGCTTATGCGACTCCGCGAATTTTTTAAGTATTGCTTCTTGTTTAGGTGTTAACGACATGGTATAAACCCTTCTCCTACGAGAATGTGATTGAACTTACCTTCAGTTTCGATGTACACACAAGACTGAGGGTTAAGTGGCTCAATTAATTTAGGGTACCGTCTACCAAGCTGGATTTTAGTTTTTGATAAATCCTGGTTGGGTACCAAATCGATCTTTGATTTAAAAAAAAGTATGTAGTTCGTACAACGTTGGTTGTGTTCCAAGGTAGTTTTACTACCCAGTGATTCGATTATAGACTGAACCTGCACCAAAAGTCGCAGATTTTTGTTGGAAACCCGAAATATATTCTTTTCTCTGGAATATTGCCGGCTTTTTGCTGCCAAGATGCCTTGCAGCAGCTCAATACGCTGCTCTTCGGACGCCAAGAGGTAGTTGTTTGGTATTCGAGTGGGTACATTGGGCGCCAATTGCAACTCAATCGATGGCGAAACCGTAAAGTACCGCTCGTTGTTGGGTGTTTTATTGCCCACAATGACTTTGTACCCGCAATCTTTGAAGCGCTGGGTGATCTCCTCCTGCCGATTCTTACTAAAGATCATTTTATTATGCAATTTTCTATTAAAAAACCAATAGCCAAACACAAATGGAGGGATGGGTAGCGTTTGATGGGGGAGTTTTAACGGATGTGCGGTAGGAACCGATATTAATCGTATTCCAGGGACCTTCTTTAGCGGCCTGTCTTTTAGTTTCTCTACCGTTATGTCGCCTAACGGACGCCTAAACTTAAACCGACCCTTATACAACGACACCCTAGAACGGTACTTGTGGTTCTCGAACGGGAAGTTGAGCTTCTCATCGCCCGAAACGGTAAGGTGGTCGTTGAAGGTAACTTGATAACAGTTCTCCGCGCGATACTTTTGTACCAGGGTTACTTTAACTAGGTCGCCAGTTTGATTAAATACATAATCGCCAACCTGAATCTTTTCTGCTGGCTTCCAGTAGTCAAGCGTTAGTACTTTTTCTGTTGCTAATATCGCCATAAAAATTCTCGAGGACCCATTCATCCAGCCATCGCCCTAACGGCGCTCGTATTTTGTTTTGAACCGATATGGGTAGCTTTTGGATATTCATGGTTTCCGTGGTGACTCTTAAACGGAACTCAATGTACCGAGCCGTCTCTTTGTCTAGGATTTCCATGGGTACGTCTACCGAATCGAAATTGTATAAGTCGCATACCAATACCCGCAATCCTTGGAACTGTCCACTAGCGCTTTCTAGCGCTCCTTGAATTTGATATACGTACTTGCTCATACTTTAACTAATGCAAACAATCCCAGTAAAGCGTCCCACATTGTAAAAATATAAGTTGACTCTGTCCCCTTTTGTCAGGATTGTCAGGGTAGTACGGGTCTATTCCAGTTATGACCGCCACTACGTTTTTTATTTTTTAAAATTAAAATAAAAAGAAGAATAGACCCGTACTACTAGTACTACCCTGACAATCGTATTCTAAGTCGTTGTTTTGTTTAGCCGCAAATGAAAATGATTCTCATTAACTGTGTCAGGGTAGTATGGATGCAGTGCAGCATTTCATAATGCGGAATGAATATTGTAAAAAATTATAAAAAAAAATTTAGAACGCCGGGTTTTATAGCAGCTTGGGTTCTGAGTGGGCCCCCCGACCCGACACCCCCGGTACTATTTTTTGGGTGTATCGGTTTATAAAAAAGGGACCCTCATTGTTAGTAAGCGCTCACTAACATAATACCCATGCCGCCATTGTGGCCATTACGTTAGTGAGTGCTCACTCACTTAGGCCGGCGCGTTAGTGTGCGCTCACTAACATGCAGGCCATGCACCACAATGGTGCACGCTCATACTGGCACTAAGTTAGTGCGCACTCACTTAGGCAGTGCACCACAATGGTGCACGCTCATAGTGTTAGTAAGCGCTCACTAACATGCAGGCCGGCGTGATGTTAGGACGCGCTAACATAACGGCACGCGCATGCGACGGCCGGTGTGGTGGTGCGGCGTAATACCCTTAATATTAAAAGGGTTTATTATCCACAATTCAAAGAAACATGGCCGCAATATGACAATCCATTTAAACGCGTTTAACGGCGTTTTGGGGCGTTTTATGCCAATATGGTGCTATGGTATTACCGCGCCGAGATCTCGATTTTCTAAGGGTAAACCCTTAGTATAAAAGGCGGCCGCTTTATATCTTATCGTTATATTAGGGTTTCCCCTAATATACATATCAATGGTGCGGCCGTATTATGTATATATGGATCGCAATTAAGCGGCCATTATATGAGAGGGTTTAACATCATGTCACAACATCATTTTTATGGTTCTAATTTTGCAGAATGGAAGACAGCAGATAACATTCATGACGTTATCAAATGGTTCGAAAAACAAAAATGTTCTTATAACCTATGGTATGTACCAATGGCAAACGAGGGTGCAACATATAACATTAGCAATTATGTGCCGCAAGTAGAGGGCGCGGCATACCTTGGCACATATCGCGGCAAAAACCTAGTATAAACCAAACCGGCGGCCATTGTGCCGCCATTCATTGAAAGGAATTACCATCATGAGAAAATCACTATTAAACATTGACCAAAACCCAAAAACAATCAAGGGGCAAAAATATGGCTTTATGACTGGCGTGCTATATCTAGCACCGGCCACGTTATCCGGCCGCAATACGTGCGCAATGGCCGAAAAAGCCGCATGCGCGGCGGCCTGTTTAAATACCGCCGGCCGCGGCGCGTTTAATAACGTACAGCGCGCACGCATTACCAAAACGCAATACTATTTTGACGATCGCGCCGGCTTTATGGATAATTTGGCCGCCGATATCCGATTACTGGCCAAAAAGGCCGCCGCGCGTGGCCTTGTGCCGCTTGTGCGGCTTAATGGAACAAGCGATATTAAATGGGAAAATGTGCCATATCAAGGCCACGTCAATATCATGGCCGCTTTTCCTGATATCCAATTTTATGACTATACCAAAATAGCAAACCGTGACAATTTACCGGCCAATTATGATTTGACTTTCTCATATAGTGGCGTGCCGCAATACCAGCAATATGTAAAGCAGGCCATCACTAAGGGTATGCGCGTGGCCGTGGTTTTTCGTACCCGCGCCGCCATTCCTGAATCATTTTTAGGCCTTCAATGCGTTGACGGTGACGATAGCGATATCCGGCATATTGACGCGGCCGGCGTTATCGTCGCGCTATACGCTAAGGGTAAAGCGCGCCGCGATAATAGCGGGTTTGTAGTGGATACGCCGCGCCGTATTATTCCCATTCAATTTGCCGCTTAATTAGTGCATTCTCTAGGCCGCTTCATATTGCGGCGGCCTAGGGGTTTGCATTTTGCAGGCCATTAAACTATTGAAAGGGTTTACCATCATGGAAAATAACACAATCAACGCGGCGCGGCCGCTCTATACAATTGCCCGCGATATTCAGCGCGCATGGCCTAAAGTAAATTACGCCGCCGTACCATATCTTGACGCCATGAGCGCGCTCAATTCAATCAATGATAAATACCTTTATGATGACGGCCGCGGCATTGTGCGGTATTTTTTGGCCAATGCCGCTCAATTTAAAGGTGATACGGCCAAGGCCTTAAAAGCCGAATTGAAAGCATTACTATGAGCGGCCATTATGTTTTTATCGTTTTTTACCGTCACCATGGTGAAGACTATAGCGCGGTATTCCAAGGAATGCGCAAGGCCAAGGCCTTCGCACGTTTAACCGGCGGCCGCGTAGAGACTCAATTGTCTAATATATTTATAAAGGATTAACACCATGAGCGCATTACATAAAATTGACCATATTATATTAAACCCTAAGCGGCCGCCGTCCCATGCGCTCATTATGCGCATGGCCGGCGCGTCACTGGCCGCGGGTTATAAGGCCATAGATATAAAATGGAATAACGAAAGTATAGAGTTGACCTTTAGCGATAACGCCGGCCTATGGTACGGCCAAGGCGCGATAAACCATGACAGCGCGCAAACCATAGCGCGCCAATTGAATGAGATCCGGCGGTTTGTATTAGATCATTTTCAAATTATCACCATTGGAGACAATAAACATGTTTAAATTATTTTTATCTTATCTTACTCACGTAGTGGGTAGTATGATTTTGGCCGGCATATGGTGCGCGGTAGTATTGGCATTGCTAGATGCGCTATAAGGGTAAACACCTATTTACTACGCGCGAGGCTAGATCAATAATGAATTGTACCAACGTTAAAAGGAATTTTTAAAATGCTAAATTATTACTGCAACGGTTTTTGGTTTGCGACATATGATGACGCTAGACTATACGCCGATATATTACTAATCCAATTGCGCGTGTATAAGGCCATCTATACCCGCTCTGAAATTGAGGCACACGCGGCCGAGGTGATAGCATGAACCAAAGCCGCCTATTTATGATCCAAGATATTGTGGCCATGGGCAATTGGAACCCCGCCCGCATTGATGTACTAGAGGCCATGACCGACGAAGCACTTTACGCAATATGGCTAGACCTTATTAACTTATCAACCAAGGAATTAACACAATGAGAACAATACAGCAATTAGCGGCACAAGCGCGCCGCCAAAACGATATAAACGGCCTGCCATGCGGCGAGTATGTTTATTGTGACCCTATGCATATAACTAATAGATATCAAAGCGAAGGCGACGTTATCCGCGCCAAGTACGGCACTATCAACAATTGGAATGCATGGGAGCTGGTACGCGTAACCGAGCGCGCCACAGGCCGCCGCATATTCGACAATGAAGTGGCCAGTATCACCGGCAGAGAATTAACAGCAACACCGGCCGAAGTACTGGCCGCCCTAGATCAATCCATATATGAGGTGAAATGATGACCGAATTAAAACCACTAATCAATGCCACAATAAAAGAGAGATACGTGCCTGAATATCAGGCCGGTATATCAGACGCAGAGGCTTTAGGCGCGATGATAGCGAGTTATTTTAAATGGGATGGCATTCAGATACTAAACGCCATGCAGTACGCGTTGGAAGACGCTAATTTTCATAGTATCAATGAGCAAATAAACACAATTAGAGAAAAGGAAGATTTACTATGATTACATTAAACGATATAAACCTAATTGAAGGTGAAACAACCTGCACCATGCAAGAGTATTACGAGGCTATTCAGCGCGCCATCAATAGCGGCATGTGGGGCATGCAGGGCTCATATGGCCGCACCATGATGGACGCTATCACGTCCGGCAAGTGCTTACTTGGCCACAATGAAGCGCGCGATTATTACGGTAATCCAATACCAAGCCGTGACCAAGTACAGGCCGGCACTAAGGGATCATTCGAGTACGTAGAGGCCGAGAGCGGCAACGAATGGGCACAACACATGAACGAGGTGAAGTAATGAAAACATATAGAGCATATGCAACGATGAGCATTGACCTAGTTTGCGAGTTTGAGATTGAGGACGATGCGGACGAATGGGCTCATGCCAAAGACCTAGATGGTGGGGATTTTAAGGAATTGGACGGCACAGGGGAATGGAAAGTTTACGAAGTGGAAGAGGTGAAATAATGTACGCAATCAGACTAAGTAATCAGCCCATATGGTTTCAAGACGGTATAGAGATGACCTATGCAACAGAAAAAGACGCAGAGCAAGCATTGATTGATGAGATGGCCGAGTGCGAGCGTGCGTGCAAATTGGGTTATATGGAAGACGACGGCGATTTTGATAATTACAGAATAGTGGGGATTAAATAATGGATAACAGAATGAGAAACGAATACGCTAGAGCATTGCTAGCACGACCAGCACCATGCGACAATTGCCCCAATAATACCAAGTGCGCGCTCGATTTGAAGGCATGCCGTACGTTCCAGCATTACGTAGTGACTGGATCAATTAATGCCGGCCTGTCACGTATGCCTACCCGCGTTATGTTTAATGATGTATTTTACGCAGACGAAGAGTTTACAGAAAAAGTATTACGTACTCAATTGCGCGCCGAGACTGAGCTCTAATGGATAAGACAATGAACCTATTCCTATTATTTTTATCCGGCCTAATTTTTCTTACTTGTTTTTATGGCCAAACCCAATTGTATGCAGTCAATTGGTTTCTAATAGCCGGCATGTTATTTGCCACAATTGTGATTACTTTAATTTTTACGGAGGTTTTATGAACAAAGAACAATTACGCAACAAGGCAGAGCATTTTGTACTCAGCACATACTTATCAGACTGGAACGGTGACCTGCCATTCTCAAAAATCCTCGAGGGTATTGCTGACGAGGACTGGGATATTGCGGCACCATGGGAGCCCTTCGAAACAATGGAAGGCAAAGAGTTAGCAAACAATGTGGCAGATTCAGTAAGCTATTTTATACAATTATTCAAAGACGAGGTAGCAGAATGAATCACACCATTAAATTCAAAACGATTCACGATATGCTAGCGTGGATTGTAGAGAACAAATTATACGACGCATTACCAGTAGATTTGACCATTCACCTAGGAGAAACAAAATGATTAGTCTCACATTAGATCAAGTCGAGGCCTTTTTTAAACCGGCTACCGATATAGTGGACGAGCTGGGCGCAATTGACCAGCAAATCAAAGAGCTAGATGCAGTTAAGGCCAAGCTCAAGGCCAAACTGCTAGAGCGCGGCACAGGCTTTCACAAGGGCATGCAATACGTTGCAGAGGTGCAAGAGTACGACCGCGAGAATATCAGCGCGCCATTGGTACGCCAGTTGAGTGATGAGGCCTTCATCAAGGCAGTAACAACCGTACAGCACGTCAAGGCCGTAGTGGTCAAACCATTGGAGGTGTAATATGAAAGTTTATCAGTTAATTGAATTACTTAAACAAATACCAAAAGATACCGAGGTAACTGCTTGGCATGACGGCGATGTACATGAACTGCATGAAGGCATTGATTGTCTTGATTTTTATAATGGTACAGTTCAAATAAATATTAAAAATTCTTTTGATTACTCTTAAATATTGGAGGCACAATGAAAACGTATACCATTGAAATAAAAATACAGGCTAACAGAAACCCACGCGAGTGGATTGAAGAGGCAATATATGTTCAATTAGATGAATCTGAAAAAGAAGATCTAATCAGCACAACGACCTTAGACATTGAGGAGAACACATAATGTACCAATTAGAAACCGAAGACCTATTGATTGTATTGCGTGCCCTGTACTGGTACGAGGACAAGCTAACCAATACGGCAGACGATCACCGCAACCCGTTTGAATGGGATAATGTCATATGGCTACGCAACCAATTAGGCAATAAGCTAAAGCAAGAGGCCAAAATTGTCTAATTACCGATATGCCGTAATCGATGAGTTCGGCGGTATGATGCGTAAGTTCGCATCTAAGATAGAAGCGCAACCTTACCTGACTACAGGCGCGAGGCTAGTTCCATTACCCAAACAACCAAAGAAAGACCCTTACGCTTTGGCCGCGTCAATATTACAACAAGCACCATTTTAAAGAAAAGTATGCTAAAATTAATTGGATTTGGTATTATGTTTATAAGTTGGTTTTGGATGGCTAAGGGATTTAATTTTGAATCTGTATTTCATTTTATAGTCGGATTTGCCATTGCCTTCGCAAAAGAAATTTTTGAATTTTTGTACAATAGGGGTAGGCTAAAAATTGACCAAGGAAAACGACATACTAAGTGACTATCTGCTTGCGCTATATGGTACAGAACCATTGAGCGTAGAACAGGAGCACGCGCTTGCCAAGCAGATTGCCAAGGGTGACAGAGCGGCACTAAACAAACTGGTAAAGCATAATTTACGGTTTGTGATTTACTTAGTGCGTAAACTGTCGGCATGGCAATACAGTAAAGTGCCGGTGGAGGATATACTTAGCATGGGCAACGAGGCCTTATTCATGGCGGCTAGATCATGGACGCCAGCCAATAATTCCAGTTTCGTTACCTATGCCAAGCCCTATATCCTACGCGGCGTAAAGCGAGAGCTGAACAATACGGAAAACTTAATTCGTTTGCCAGTCAACATTATGCTAAACATCAAGACGCTAAAGTATAGAGAGCGGGTGCTATCCCAAAAACTATGCCGGCAACCGACCGATGCGGAATTGTCAGCCGCTACGGGGTTTTCTGAAGGCCGCATCAATGAATTGAAAAATCATATGGCTAGAGAACCCATATTTCGCAATGAAGTTAAAAACGAAGAGCATTTTGAGGAGAAGCATGATGACTGATGTACAAAAGAGAGCATATGACCGGTTTATTCGGATTCGCAATCAGATACGGGACTCGAATGAATGGATACCGGCCAAGGATGTGCTCAGGACGGTAGATGTAGTCGGAATGAACCATCCGCTTTTTGAGATGAATGATTTGTACTTGGAATATCAAGAGGCATTTCGGGATTGGCTAGCGGTAGAGCCAGAGTACCGTAAAACAGAGCGCATGAGTGCTATACGGGGTGATTATGGAGTAGCAGATACATGGGAGAAACCAATTGCAGAATAGTAAAGTAGCAGTACCAGTAGATATATACAACAAAGAAGGCCAATTGGTCAAGATCGAGTTCAATACCACGTCCGGCGAGCATATTATAGACGCCGTATGGGATGATCGGGAGGAACAGACCAGTGAAAATAGAGTGAAGTTCAGGGAATGGGCATACCGTTTAATTAAACAAAAAGACTATGAGGTGAAGACATGAAGCGTATCCTATTGATTTGTATGGTATTACTACCAATTAGCGTGACAGCAAGCCAGACCGTAATCATTAACCAACCTGGGGGTGGACAGACAGTATGCATAGTGCAAGGAGGCTTCGTTACTTGCTATTAAGAATCATTCGCATTTGGAGTACCAAGAATCAAGGACTTACAGCATCATTGTCAGGATTGTCAGGGTAGTACGGGTTAATTCCAGTTTAGGCCTCCCTTACGTTTTTTATTTTTTAAAATAAAAATAAAAAAGAGAGATAGACCCGTACTACTAGTACTACCCTGACACACACAATCTAAGTGCTTGATTTTTGGTTCGCCAAATGAGAATCATTCTCATTAACTGTGTCAGGATAGTATGGATGCACTGCAACATATAAAAACCAATATACAATACACCTATGAAACCAACAACACTACCAGTCCTGTTTGAAAATATACCCATGGAGCTCAAGCGCGTGCCAAGGTGGGTACTGTGGCAATTTGTGCAAGTCGGCAGTGAGGGCAACCAACGATGGTCAAAGCTGCCCACACAAGTAACAGGCCAATCTGCCTCCTCAACCAACCCAGCAACATGGTCAGACTTCTTGACCGTCCAAGCTGCCTATCAGGCCAATCCAGAGCGCTTCTCTGGCGTGGGCTTTGTGTTTTCCGAAGACGACGATTTAGTAGGCATCGACTTAGACGATGTGTATGATCACCCCACCAACCGTTTCATAAATGCTGCAATGCAGCAATTAGCCCAAAACGTCCAAGGCTACATGGAGGTCAGCCCATCCGGCACTGGCGTTAAGATATTCACCCGCTCACAGCCATTCGCATCGCATGCAGACCATGCCATTGGATTCGAGGCATATTCCAAAGGGCGTTTCTTTACCGTCACCGGCCAGTACATCTCGGGCAGCATTCCAGACCAAGCCCAAGATTTGACCAGTATCATACCCGCGCGAACCATGCGGCAGACTGGTGACGCGTTTGAGGACTACAACCCACCTGTTGCCGGATACGACATCCACCGCATCGAGACCGAGATACTAGCCAAGCTAGATCCCGAGTGTGGTTACCATGAGTGGCTACGCATCGGGGCGATCCTGCACCACCAGTCTAACGGTGACGTAGAGATGCTCGAAGCATGGGATAGATGGTCATCTCAGGGCTCATCGTACACCGATAGCGGCGACTACTCCTGCGAGGCCAAGTGGAAGACATTTAAAGGGTCGGGTGCTACTCTGCGCTCACTGATATTCGTTATCAACCAACAAGACCGCCAGGAGTCGCTAGATCGCGGTGAGATTATCCTAGACAACGGGGCAATGAACCATGCCCGTACATTCCTAGATAATTTCTTCTCTTCTGAGGAAGGGTACAAGCTGGTGCACTATGCGCAGGAGTTCTATCTGCACTGCACGACGCATTACGAGATCATCGAAGAGGCCACCATCCGTGCCAAACTGTATGCGTTCTTAGACAAGTGCAAGAAGGCTGGCAAGCAGGGCGCGTTAACACCATTCAACCCCGCACCGGCTACAGTCAGCGCGGCACTCGACGCAATCAAGTCGATCACGCACTTACCAAACCACGCCAACACCAAGCCGCCCATTTGGCTAGATCAGTACGCAGCAAACAAGCCCGACGCCGCTAAGTTAATCTCACTTAAGAATGGATTGTTTCACTTGGAGGATTCGCTACTGATACCGCACTCACTAGGATTCTTTACACAGAACTCACTGCCGTTTGCGTACAACCAAGGCGCAGACTGCCCGACATGGATTAAGTTCTTGCAGTCGGTGTGGCCGAATGATCCTGAGTCGATTGACTGCCTGCAAGAGATGTTCGGTTACATCATCTCAGGCGATACAAGGCAGCAGAAGTTCTTTAACCTAATTGGACCACGCAGGTCAGGTAAGGGCACGATCAACAAGGTGCTCGTTGACATCCTTGGCCAGCACAATACCGTCGCACCACAACTGGAGGAGCTCTGTGACACATTCGGATTACAACCATGGCTGGGTAAACTACTTGCTTCTTTTACCGACGCTCGCGCTCCTGAGCGCAATCGTAGTGCTGTGGTGTCTCAGTTACTGCGCATTGTGGGTGGCGATACGGTTACAGTCAATCGTAAAAACAAAGACGCATGGAACGGCTACCTCCCAACGCGAATCGTAATTTACTCCAACGAGGCGCTGCAACTGACTGAGAACAGTAATGCGCTTACCGGCCGTATGCTGGTGCTCAAGATGACTAGATCGTTTTATGGCCAAGAAGACACCGACTTATCACACAAGCTCTCTGCGGAGCTGTCGGGTATCTTTAACTGGTCAATGGAAGGCCTCAAGCGTCGTTTGGCTCGCGGCGGTCACTTCATCCAGCCTAAGACAGGCGTTGAGTTAATTGAACTCATGGCGCAGTTAGGTAACCCGATTGGATCATTCATCGAAGATGCGCTGGTGTTTGAACCCGAGGCAGAGGTATCGAAGTACGATGTGTTTTTATGTTATAAACACTGGGCAGTCAAGAAGAACATCGTGCCAGGCACCGAGCTTGCATTCAAGCGCCGTTTCTTGGCAGCAGCACAAGAGCATTTTATTGAATCGGGATTAGATCGTACGTCAGGTAATCGTACCCACATTTACCGCGGAGTAAAACTGAATCAGAAAGCGCAGAAATACATTGATGACAACATTACATTTGACGAAGGAGTATTTTAAAATGACGGATCAAGAACAAGAGTTTGCATTTGCACTAGCCGCCGTAATGGGTTTAGTGGCTAGGGGAGCAACGCCAGCAGAGGTGCGCGACATGGCCTGGGTGTATGCACAGTTTGCGATGCTGGGTAAGCCAGTATGTGAAGATACAAAATGAAAGCCATCGTTATTGCAACCAAGGGCGCGGAGGCACTGAGTGTGCTGTCTGCCTCGATTGACGCGTATGTGCCGGAAGATGTGGTGGTTTACATTGGATCATTGGTTACTAAACCAGACATGCTCCCTAAAAAACACCAGTGGGTCGTGGTGCCAAACGTAGCGAACAACTACGGCGACGCGTACAACTCGGTGGTGGAGCGCGCATTCTTAAACCATGATGACATCATTGTAGCCAACGACGACATCGTACTAACACCAACAAGCTACATCCTATTGTCCGAAGACGTGGCACAACTTAAAAAAGAGTTTGCCAAGGTTGGCTGGGTGGCGGCGCGATCAGACTATGTGCGGCCACAGCAGCAAGCATTCCGTATGGATCCGCACCGTATTGCACACACCCAACGATGCGCGCCACTGTTTGGTTATGTCAACGTTAAGGCATGGGTGGACTACGCACCGATCAACTGGTACTCAGACGACATCCAGTGCATCGACATGATCAGCAAGGGGTGCCAGCACTTTGTATCCCGGTCGTACGTGCACCATGCAGGCAGTCAAACAATTGGCCTAGATAACCAAAAGAACCACCTTGACTCTGAGCAGTGGATCAAGGATAATAGGCCAGAACTACATCAAGAATGGTACAAGTGACAAACTTCCGGTTTAGGAAAACGATACGGCGCAATACCTTTACCCAAGTATTTAGGGGTTTTGGTGGTCGCCGGCTTGTCACCGACTACAAGCACATGAAGATTGTATGCCGCAACCCACGCGCCCGCCGCTCACTGATCCAGCGCATACGACGTGCAAGCCAAGGCTTTCGCAACAAGATATTCGGGCGCCTCAACGCGCTTAAGATGCGACTAATGTTTGGCCGCTTTAAAAAGATTCCACAGTTTAGGAGATGATATGAGCTTCACCATCTACCAAGCAAACGGCCTTCGCTGCATTCAGTGGTTCCCGACTATAGACAGCTTGATAGCCCACATGATTAAAAATTCTAACGATAGGTACCATAGAAATGATTAGAGACGAAATAGCAGAGATGTACCCCGACTTGCTGGTAATGGATCCGGAATATTTAGACGCCGCAATACTCGGCGTTGTAACACGTATTGGCCTGGAGGCGGTTTGCTACGACGAGAACAAGGTGATCAGACTTTTAATGACCCACGATAAAATGACCGAAGAGGAAGCCATTGAATACATGGAGTTCAACATGAAGGGTGCGTGGGTTGGTGAAACAACTCCCGTGTTTCTATCATGAAGAAAAAGCTACCGTACTACATTGCAGACACCGGGCACTTTGGTATCAAGATCAAGGTGTGCTTTGATGACGCGTCATTCCAGCAGGCTGTGCGCGACTCCAAGATAACAACCCGCCACCAGTCCCTTGACATTGGCCTGGCTGAATCGCACTTCATTGAACAAGAGGGCACCATGCACGCCATGCTAGCCATCGTGTTTAACTACGAGGAAATGGAAAAGTGCGACGCGTTAGAGCGCATGGGCGTTATCTACCATGAGGTCTCGCACACCGTCACCCATGTGTTTGAGTACATTGGCGAAGAAGAAACCAAGATTGGCGATGAGTCACGTTCGTACTTAGGTGAACACATTTTCAAGCAAGTATTTTCGATCTATGCAACAGAGGAAGACAAACGTGAGCGTACTAGAGAAAGAAATAGAAAGTCACCTGACAAAGAAAATCAAGCAGTCATCGGGGCTCTCATTCAAATGGCAGAGCAGCGTGACAGGGGTGCCGGATCGGATAGTATTCTTGAATCAGAAAGTGTACCTGGTCGAACTAAAAACAGCAACCGGAGTTCTAAGTCCAAGACAAGTGGTCGTGTTCGACGAACTGGGTGAGCAAGGCTTCCCAGTGCACATTCTACGAAGCAAAGAAGACGTCGAGGATTTTATAAATGGCGTACAGTGACGATTACAAAAGAACCATTGTTGGTCGAGCGGTGTCGCTTATGGGTAACGCAAGAAAGCGGTGTAAGGAAAAAGGTATTGAACTCTCTATTACACAAGCGTGGGTAGAAGAGCACCTATTCCGTGGAACTTGTGAGATCACTGGGCTTCATTTTTGTTTTGAGCCGCCAGACCAAAAGGCAACCCGTCGCTGGGATGCACCGTCATTGGATCGTATTGATAAAGACAAGCCGTACACTGAAGACAACACTCGGGTTATACTATGGGCAGTGAATTGTGCGCTATCAGAATACGGTACAGAAATTATGTTACCAATACTAAAAGCAATGATTAAAGGAATAGAAAGTGCTAAAGCGCAACCAGCTGCACCAGTATCAACAGGAGATTATATCCCGGGCGCTGTCGGTGCCGAACTTGGGTCTGTTTCTACCCCCTGGACTTGGCAAGACGACGACCACCCTCACCATCATTGCGGAGCAGATGCAGGGCAAGACACTGATCATCGCGCCCAAACGAGTAGCGGAGACAGTGTGGGACGCGGAGGTCAAGAAGTGGGAGCATCTGAAACACCTGAGAGTCAGCAAGATAATGGGGACCCCCCAAGCCCGGCTATCTGGCCTTAATGCGGAGGCGGATATCTACTTGATTAACTTAGAGAATGTAGCATGGCTTTGTGAGGCCCAGCCTAAGTTAGTGTTCACTAACTTAGTGATAGATGAGAGCAGCCGGTTTAAGGACTCTAGCACCAAGCGGTTTAAAGCGCTCAAGAAGCACCTTAAAACGTTCGATAGGCGCATCATTCTCACAGGTACACCCACCCCTCAAGGCATGCAAGATCTCTGGTCACAGGTGGGTATATTGGACTTAGGACAGCGTTTGGAGACATCTTTGACCAAGTTCCGTGACAAGTACATGACTCCAGACCAGATGAACCGACACACCCGGGTAGTTTACTCATGGAAGTTGCAGCCAGGGGCTGATCTGATATTGAATCAAAAAATATCCGATATCTGCTATAGCCTCAAGGCCGAGGATTACCTGCAGCTGCCGGAGTGCACCAAGCTATACCACAGTATTGAGTTAGATAAAAAGGTAAGGGATCAATATGAAGAGCTTAGAAAAGACATGGTCGCTGACATCAAGGGGGAAAGGATTACAGCTCCGACAGCGGCGGCATTGGCGGGGAAACTTCTCCAGTTCACATCAGGCGCGGTGTACGACGAACAAGGCGAAACACACGAAGTACACCGTTCTAAACTGGAACGTCTTGAGTCGATCATGGAAGAATCCTCCTCCCCAGCGCTTGTTTTCTACCACTTCAAGCACAGTTTGCAAAGGCTTCGGCTCGCTTTCCCGTACGCCGTGGTCTTGGACGATGACAACCTTGAAGCGTGGCGTCGTGGTGAGATTCGTATGCTACTCGCACACCCACAATCTGGGGGCATCGGGCTTAATCTCCAGTGCAACGTTGGAGACACGGCACAAACCGTGTGGTATGACCTACCCTGGAGCTCAGAGAACTACATCCAGGCCAACGCCAGGATTTACCGCCAAGGGCAAGAAAAACCGGTTATCATACACCATCTAACGGTGGCCAAGAGTATAGATGAGCACGTAGTAAAAGTATTGGAAGGTAAAATTAACATACAGGAAGCCTTGTTGGACTCGCTAGTAATATGACAACTATACATAAAATAAAAGCAGTAACCCCACGTCTCTCGGATGAGGATCCAGATCCATTAGAGCAGGACGACGCGCCAGACGGCTACCATTTATTACAAGAGGGCTGGCTTATTTGGGATGCCGATGATATAATTGATATTCGTAAAATAATTGATACTAAGATGCCAACAAAGCAGCGGTTTGTTTTGGAGGCGTTTCTCAATGGTAATACGTACTATGACATTGGAGTTAGTGAAAAGTATTGGCGGTATCACTTTGCTAAGGGCATTGAGTTTATTAAAAAGGAGCTAGAGCTATGACGTATTTTGTTGTGGAACATGAGCGCAACGGCCCTCATTGTATAGACATTGTGACCGGCGTTGAGGATATCGATACAAATTATTACCAGCCGCTTATTGGCTTATGGGTGTGCGCTTCAGAACAAGAGGCGCATATTATGGAAAACGAATTACGGAAGATGCGCAATGAACGATCCAGTCAACCATCCTAAGCATTACACCGACCACCCCAGTGGCATCGAGTGCATACAGATCACGGAGCACATGGGGTTTAACTTAGGCAACGCGCTCAAGTACATCTGGCGCTGCGATCTAAAGAAAGACGCCATTGAGGATCTTAAAAAAGCGAAGTGGTACATTGAACGTGAATTAGCTAAACGGGAGCGGGAAAAATGATGTCATTTATTTTTGTATCAGTAGTTTGTATTGGCATGACTTGTGACTTTATGACAAGTACGCAAGCTATGCCGCAAGAGCAGTGCCAAAAAATGAGAAAGCAATTTGAGGCACTACCATTTAAACCAGAGGTAACTCTAGCAACATCACAGTGTATGGAATTTAAAAAGGGGATGCAAATATGATGATCGAAGTAGATGACGACTGCTTAGACGCACTTATAGCGGGAGAGTTAATTAGCACTTACAAAAGTCTTAGAAAGGATTTAAAGAATCCTAAACAGTGGCACCCAGAGGATTTAGCGGCGTTTCAAGAAGTGTTCGAGGCTCTTGATGTTGTCGGTCCGTTCTTTGTACACGACTGGAAGAAGAAAGTGAAATGAACAACACCATAGATTTAGAATCGGCCATTATGCTGGCGTGGCAAACCAGTGAAGATATTGACCTGCTATTCAAACATCACGGCGACCACCCGATACCAATGACGGAAGATGAAGTTGGCAATGTGTTGTTAGGCATTAAAGTTCTACATGACATGCGCATGGAAAAACTAATGGACACCTACTGTCGTAAGTTTGAACTAAATCAGTACTGCACCGACCCAATTAAGTTAGCAGCACGAGAGGCACTATTTAAACCAAAGAAAGGCAAGAAAAAATGAACATAGATGATTTTGCAGTAACCATTGAGTTGACAGTCAAAGAAGTAAACGCTCTGCTCAACATTCTGAACAACCCGCTGCCCATTAATGCGGTGTCTTTGGTGGCATTTATTCAGCTTCTACAGATGCAAGCTGGACCACAAGTTGAGAAGGCACAGGCTACCTTAAAATCCATTGAGGAAACACAGAAAAAAGATGAGTGAAGATAATTTTATTCGCATGTTTTTAAAGCATCGCAAGTTTGGCAATAACATTGTGGAGGAGGTCGATAAAAAGACCAAGAAAACCACAGCGGAACAGGAGATGCAACACCGCCTAGAGGCGGAAGCAATGACCAAGCTGATTGTCAACGAAATGATGCCCACCTTCCGTAAAATGATGGAGGCGGAGGAAAAAGCCAAGGAAAAACCAGTCAAAAAGATTATCATTCCAGACTAGGGCGGAAATTAGCCTGTTTTTGCATTAGTGTATATAGGGACAGTAGGACTCGCCGGGAGGCGCTCCGACCACCCACTCACACACATCACATTACACAGGAGATTTACAATGAACCCTTTTGAGCTCAGATATTCCGTATTCCAGACTGCTAAAGAGTTTTTAGAGCAGCAATACAAGGCCAACCTAGCCGCGTTTGACGCGCTAGACAAGGCAGCCAAAGACGCCGCTGAATTGGCACCTAAGTTCCCAACCGTGGAAGAGGTGATCGAGAAGGCAGTCGAGATTAACAAATTTGTTAGCGACGCCAACGAGCGCGAGCTAACCCGTGTCGTTAAACGTGTTAACGGTATCGGCATTACATTTTAAGGAACCGCAATGGCAGCTAAACCAGGTTTATACGCAAACATTCACGCTAAACAAGAACGCATTAAGGCTGGTAGCGGGGAAAAAATGAGAAAACCTGGCGCTGCCGGCGCACCCACAGCCAAGGCATTTAAACAATCCGCTAAAACAGCAAAGGTAAAGAAATGAAAGACTTTAAAAAGATGCCTAAGATGGCATGTGGCGGTGGCGTTAAGAAGATGTCTGAGGGCGGCGATATTGTTGCAGAAGCACGAAAGGCCACTCGCGCTGGTAAAGATTTAGACTCCGGCATGATAAGAACACCCAAGACAAAAACAATGAATTTTGACGGTAAAGATGTTCCAATAAGTTCAGTTGAAATGCCAAATCGTTTTGGTTCTTCCAAGCCAAGAACAAGGAATATGGACGGTGAAAATGTTCCAGTAAATCCTACGCCAACACGCCCCCGCGGCAACTTAGAGCTCCTTAAAAAAGGCGGCAAGGCGAAGAAATAATGGCAACCAAAAAAGCATTAGAAAAGGCTGGGTTTTACGACAAGGGTAAGACCAAGCCTGAGCGGGAAAAGATTGTGAGCAAGGTTACAACTAAACCTCAACGCATATCCATGGTTGAGAAATTACTTTCAGCTAAGAAAAAATAATGGCAACTAAAAAGACACCATCCCTAGCTATTGGCCGTGGCGAGAAGCTACCAGTGTCTCAAGGTGCTGGACTAACAGCCAAGGGTCGTGCTAAGTACAACGCAGCCACTGGCAGCAACCTCAAGGCACCACAACCTGAAGGCGGTGCTCGTAAAGACTCATTCTGCGCTCGTATGAGCGGCGTAAAAGGCCCAATGAAAGACGAGAACGGTAAACCAACACGTAAAGCAGCAGCTTTGAAAAGGTGGAAGTGTGGCAAATAATAAACTGGTCCCTAAATTTGATCCTAAAATGTGCGATACCATTATTGCTATGGGCACAGAGGGCGCGTCACAGAAAATGATGTGGTCCAAAATAGGGATCTCCAAACAGACAGCAGAGACCTGGAGAAAGAAGCACCCTGAGTTTGCTGAGGCGCTGGACATCGCGCTAGTACACGCTCAGTCCTATTGGGAGACACAGCTGCTCGCCAATGTGGAAAACAAGAACTTCAATAGCCGGCTTGTCGAAATAGCTCTTAGGGGCCAGTTTCAGCAAGACTACCGCGAGACCCGCGACACCAAATTGGATGTAAAAGTAGAGGCAAAAATTGATTTTAATAAAGAAATTTCCGATCTAATTTCCGCCCTGAAATCCTAGCTTTTTATTTTTTGTGGTACACTCTAAAAAGGGGCTTGCAAAAGTCCCTTTTTTGCATTAGTATATATACAATATAAAACGCTAAAAAGGTAAAAATTATGACGGCTCACGCCCTCCTCAGCGCATCGGGTGCAAAACGGTGGTTAACGTGCACACCCAGCGCCAGACTAGAAGCAACCCTCCCAGAGCAAAAAAGAAAACAAGGTGCGTTTGACTTCAGTCAAGAAGGCACCATGGCCCATTCACTGGCTGAAATTAAGTTGCGCCACTACTACGGACAAATAGGAATTGAGGAGTATCAAACAGAATATGAAATCATTAAAAACACACCCTACTACAACGACGATTTCGAGGCTAACGTTGATAATTACGTTCTATATGTCCGCTCTCAAATCGGTGAAGGTGATACCCCGCTTTTTGAGCAGCGCGTGGACTTCTCTGACTGGGTTCCTGATGGCTTTGGTACAGCCGATGTGGTTATACTTTCTAAGCACGCCATTCGCGTTTTCGATCTCAAGTTCGGGAAGGGAATTCCCGTGCATGCACAAGACAACCCGCAACTGCGATTATATGCTCTTGGCGCTTATTCAAAATTTAAAGAAGAATATCCGGACATCAAAGAGGTATCCTACACGATCCACCAGCCTCGCTTGGACAGCATATCATCTGACGGAACGACAATCACTAAGCTGGTCGATTGGGCAAATTACTTCGTAAAACCCAAAGCCAAGAAGGCATGGTCCGGATCAGGAGAGTTCTTACCTGGTGAGCATTGCCAGTTTTGCCGAGCTAAGGCAACCTGCCGCGCCCGCTCTGATTTTAATAGTGAAGTAGCTAAACTAGAATTTAAAGATCCACCATTATTAGACAGCGAAGAAGTTAGTTTCGTACTTAGCCGAGCGCAAGACTTGCGCACCTGGGTTAACGATGTGGAGGAGTACGCATTGGCCCAAGCTGTTGATGCCAACATCATTCCGCCAGGCTACAAGCTAAGCACAACTTCAACGCACCGTAAAATAAACGATCAAGAAATGGCTGCGATTGTTTTGGTAGACAAAGGTATTTCTGAGGCGCAAATTTGGGAACCGCGCAAACTAAAAAGTATCTCCGCCTTAGAAAAGATTAACAAGCAGGTAGCGGCGTACCTTGGCAACTTAGTAGTGCGCCCAGAAGGACAACCTAAACTAGTTAAAGATAAAGCAAAGGACGATTACGAATGAGCTCATGGTTAATAGGGGTAATAGGCGTGGTATACTTCGCTGTTGCCGTAGACCAATTTATGAAAGGCGGCGTGGGCCAAGGCATTATGTTCATGGGCTACGCACTGGGTAATGTGGGCCTTGTCATGGTAGCAAAATGATAGTACAATTTTATGACATGAAGATTGATGTGCCGGATACACTGGTAACTAAGTTTACAAAAGATTTTGATGGATTGCCTGGTAAGGGGCACTATGATTCGGTAATGCAGTTAAGGTCATCTATTTACGAAGTGCTTGATTTAGTTGAAGAAGATCCGGAGCTGCTTGATGAAAAAGAATATATGTTAGACTTTGTTAGGGCATTAGCAATGCAGCAAGCCCTAGCAAATCATGGAATATTGTACGACGCGTAAAAGCGGTGTATAATTGCAGTAAGGGAACGATCTGGCCCTTTTAAATCGGATTAATTAAAAAGGTAAAAAGGTAAAAATTATGCCAAGTAACTCAATCAAAACCAAGTTCGTAACAGACAAAGTACGTTTCTCATTCGTCCATGTATTTGAGCCAGCAAAGACGCTCAACGGTCAGATGAAGTATTCTGTATCCATTCTGATTCCAAAAACGGACAAGGAAGGCGTAGCTAGGTTTAACAAGGCATTTGAAGCAACTAAGACAGCTAACGCTGGATACTTTGGTGGTGCAGTTCCAAAGAATCTAAAAGGTGCTTTGCGTGACGGTGACTTAGAGAAAGATGACGCAGTATATGCAGGTCATTATTTCTTTAATGCTAGTGCCAACGAGGACTATCCACCTGCGGTGTTTGATGAGAACTCAAATACCATTATTGACAAGAACGAGTTTTACAGCGGCTGTTATGGTCGTGCATCGATTACAATGTACCCGTATGATGTTAGTGGCACAAAAGGAATTGCATACGGTTTAACATCCGTTAAGAAAGTAGAAGACGGTGAGAAGTTAGGTGGTGCTACAGCATCCGCCTCCGACTTCGACTAAGTAGTACCCAGTATTGGGTGGCCCGGCGTAGAAACTGCGTCGGGCTTTTTTATCCTCATAAACTTATAACAACAAGAAAGAAACCATGGATCAATACCAAGAATACATTGCAGCAAGTCGATACGCCCGCTTCCAAGACGACAAGGGTCGTCGTGAGTCCTGGGATGAGACTGTGCAACGGTATGTAGACTATATCTTTAGTCGCACCCCCGTAATCTCCGCAAATTCTGCGGTGAAAGAGGAATTATTCTCCGCAATCAAAAACCTAGAACTTATGCCGTCCATGCGCGCCATGATGACAGCAGGAAAGAGTGCCGATCGTGACAATACTTGCGTCTATAACTGCAGTTATCTCCCAGTTGATGATCCGAAGTCGTTTGACGAAGCGATGTTTATCCTCCTGTGCGGCACTGGAGTTGGTTTCTCAGTCGAGTCAAAGTATATTAGTCAGTTGCCGGAAGTGCCAGACCGTCTATTCGATTCCGAACATACGATTGCCGTCCACGACAGTAAAGAAGGATGGGCCAAATCACTACGTCTACTCTTGGCAAACCTCTGGGCCGGAGAAATCCCAAAGTGGGACGTCAGCGCAGTCCGCCCAGCCGGAGCACGACTCAAAACGTTTGGTGGAAGAGCTTCCGGGCCGCAACCATTAGTTGACCTGTTTAACTTTACTGTAGCTACATTTAAAAACGCTAAGGGTCGTCGCCTACATTCGTTAGAGTGCCATGACTTGATGTGTAAAATTGGTGAGGTGGTTGTAGTTGGCGGTGTACGTCGCTCTGCAATGATCTCGTTATCTGATCTTGATGATGAAAGGATTCGTCATGCCAAAGCGGGCCCATGGTGGGACACTGCGCCGCATCGTGCGCTTGCAAATAATTCGGCTGTATATAACGAAACGCCTACAGTTGGTAAGTTTATGGAAGAGTGGTTGTCGCTTTACAACTCGCACTCTGGAGAGCGTGGAATCTTTAACAGAGACGCTGCAAAGAAAACTGTGGCCAAATACGGTAATCGAGACACTAATTATGATTTTGGTACCAATCCTTGCTCTGAAATTGTTCTTCGTCCATACCAATTTTGTAACCTCTCTGAAGTGGTGGTAAGACATGACGACACCAAAGAAACGCTTTTACGTAAGGTACGTTTGGCTTCAATACTGGGCACTATCCAAAGTACATTCACCAAATTTCCATACCTCCGTAAAGTCTGGCAACGCAATACGGAGGAAGAGCGATTACTTGGTGTATCACTCACTGGAATCTACGACAACCCCTTACTCACAACTCAAGGAGACGAATTAAATGCCTTACTTACCGAGCTTCGAGAGGAAGCTAGAAGGACCAACGAAGAGTTTGCAGGATTGCTTGGAATACCTAAGAGTGCTTCAATTACTTGCGTCAAGCCATCAGGCACCGTCAGCCAACTCGTTGATAGTGCTTCTGGAATCCACCCTAGACACTCTAAATTCTACATCCGCCGAGTTAGAGGAGATAAGAAAGACCCTCTCACAACATTCTTAGTTGAACAAGGAGTTCCAAATGAAGCATGCGTTTATAAACCGGATCAGACGGTTGTGTTTAGCTTTCCTCAAAAAGCACCCGCCGGAATCACTCGATCAGATGTCACTCCTATACAACATCTTGAGCTCTGGCTTACGTTCCAGCGGCATTGGTGTGAGCACAAACCCAGTGTCACT